AATCAACTCTCCAAGAGTCCCAAGTATTTCTTGCTACATCTTCTGCGTGCTTTTCTGCTTCTGTTTTTTCGTCTTTCTTAATCATCTTGACTTTTTATCATGTTATAAAATACAGGGTCTAATCTTCTTATCTCAAATTGAAGATAAAGCCATGCCTGTTGTACGTGGCTTTCGTCTCCAATATCTAATTTACTTCCTGTTCCTGAATTAGCTACATTGATTGCGTTTTGCAATAACATATTATCTATTTTCAACCTCGTTTCCTCGTCTATATGATACAGACCTAACTCTTTCTCGTTCTTCATATTGTTGTTCTGATTCTAATTGTTTTCTCCAAGCTAAATATTCGTAATGATTTTGTTCTCTCCAATCTCCTGATAAACGCATTTGCTCTTCTATCAAGAACTCTTTTAATCTTCCCATAGTTTAAAATCCTAGTTCGTTTTTAAGTTGTTTTATCTCTAAGTCTATCATGGGGTCTATAAAGTGACCGCCATTCATGTTATTTAGATAAGCAAATCTACAATTTTTAGGGGAAAACTTCAAATAAACAGGCCTATCATCTTGAGTAGGTAGCCCTACCAACTTTTGAAATTTAATTTTTCTAACGTGAATCTCTGTTATATCCCACTGTTCGCTATTTAAATGCCTATGAATAACTATAAAATTATCAGTCCTGTTTGCAAACATTCCTCCAAACTCTACATCGTACATTGAGGGTGCGGGTATTCTTCCCGAATCATCTCTTTTCCTAGCCGCCGCAGTTCCTGCGTGAGTAGTCAATATAAATTTTACGTTATGCTTTTGCTTAAACCTCCTAATGCTAGACAACATATTGTAGTAGTAATCGTACTTACTAAATCCATTCTCAACTCTCAAATCATTCAAGGGGTCTATTAAACACCCATCATATTTTATAACTTCCATTTGCTCTTCAAAAGCTTCTAGCACTTGATTAGCTGTTGGTTGTTCTTCAAATGAAACTATAGTAAAGTGGTCTAGAACCCAATCAATAGCCGTACTAAACTCAGTACTATTCATTCTGTCAGACCTATCCTTATCTGCACTTTTTCCTACAAACATCTCTGCTATATCTGAAATCATATCTCCTACAGGTTCGTTCTCAGGGCAATAGCAAAGCCATTTCCAACCGTAACGCATAGAAGCATTTAGCATAAGATAAAACATCGTTGTAGTTTTTCCTATATTAGCTAATCCCATAATAACATCTAGCTCTCCCTTTCTATATTTATAGTGAGGGTCTAAGTTAGGAATGCCCGTAGACACTCCTTTAGGTAGTCCATTTCTAAATACGTTCCCTGCGTATCTCTTTATGTCTTCTCGTTTAGTTATTTTATACATTGTAGAATCCTTTTTGAGAGTTATAAACCTTATCAGTAACCTCTTTGCTTGTCTCTATCATCTTCTCTGATAGGTATCCCTCAAACTTTGTAGCATTAAATAAGGTTGAAGGCCTTAAAAATTTATCAAAATCTGTATTTAACCATTGAGAACTCTTTGTATCTATAACTTTTTTGAAGTCCTCAATACAGTACCCCTCTCTTTTTCTAGCTAAAATAAATTTTGCTGAGCCAAGCACGTTTCTGTAATTTTTCTCTGCTCGTTTATTTAGATAAATTATAACCTCATCAACAAAAGAGTTTGAGCTTTCATCAGATATGTATAAATCTTTAACTTTTAATTTAGGCTTATCAACTTTAGCTTCAATTTGTTTATCTCCATACTTCTTACATCTAATAATTCTCTTATCAACTTCTTTGTTATCTTTATATAAGAGAGTTACAACTATCAACTCCTTCTTAGATAGAGAAGATACAACCCTACTAACGCTAGACTTACTAAGCCCGAAGAACTCAGCAAAATAAGCGTTACTAGCGATGCAACCATTCTCGTTATCTAAGCTATTAATCTCTGCTAAGAAAACTTTTTCTTGCATAGACATTTCTTTAGACTCCCAAATATCTTTTGGAATCCATATTCCCTTAAAACCTCTGCTCATTTTTTAGCCCTCCCAGTCTTGTTTGTTAATCTTCCCAAATTCTTTCTCGTAATCTTCTTCGTAGTATAGTTTGTGTTTGTTACAGGTATTCCAAGCCCCTTGACAAACTTTAGTTACTGCTGCAGGATTTCTTTCTAAGTACTTAGCGCAACTGCGCACACTTCCGAAGTAAATTACTTCTTTATAACTATCGCACTTATCATCTAAGCACACAGCTATTACAGGTCTAGAGTACCCCCTGTTCTTCTGATTTATTCCTGATTCGTTCATTGTATAATGTTATTATTTCGTTACACTTAAATTCAATTGACCTTGAAGCTTTTAGTATTTTAGTTACCTCATCTCTAACGATTGCGTTTGTTTTTAAAACTCCCGTATCTATGCTGTGCTTATATAGAGAGTATAGCTTATCGTATTCAGCACAATCTTCTATATACCTTACTGAATGTATAGCTGTAGCGTGATTACACTTAGTAAACTTAGCTATCAAGGGGTATGTATGCAAACACTTGTTTCTTAGATAGTATCTTAAAAGATGCCGTGCAATTACGACATCTCTTATTCTAGTCTTCTCTAAAATTCTTTCAGGAGGAATACCTACTATATCGGAAACAAGTTGTAAACCGTTTTGAAACTCCTCTGATTTAGTTAGAATTTGACTCATCTTTTTTTGGATTTATGTGAAACGCATAGTTGTAAATTTCAGAAGCATTCTCTAACAAGTCTTCTATCTTTTTAGACATCGGGCTTGCTAACTCTAAACATTTAAAACGGAAGTCTGCTTCCATTGTTACTTGCTTGATTCTCTTGTTTATCTCTGATTGAGATACTTTGTTTTCTTTAGACATAATCTAAACACTTTAAGGGTTAAGTAAAGGGGGCAACCCCCCCTCTACGATTATAAGACTTTTTTTATTTAGAAAGGTAAGTCATCCTTTTTAGCCGTTTGGTAACCATTGTCGGGTAATTTTTCGGCATTTCCTTCTGACGCATCTATCTTCCACGCATCAATATTGTGATAATACTTTCCATTATATTCTCTTGAAGAAAGATTGAAGTGTACTCCTACGGAATCTCCGACTTTGTGAGAATTTATTATAGTTGTCTTTTCTCCGAACAGAGTAAAGCAAACCTCTTTCGGGAATTTGTCCACCGTCTTTACAACGAAACTTTTCTTTTCCCATTCCTTACCTGCTTTAGTCATTCCCTTTTCTGCCTCTAATACTTTTACTAGAGTTCCTGTGATTTTGTTTTCCATGGTTTATTAATTAATATTAAGGCTATCATCTGTTTTCCCGTAGTCAGAATAAAGGATAGCCTTCCTTGCTTCATCCTTAACTACTTTATTTTTAAATAATTCTAACAATACATTGAATAATTCATCGGGGTCTGCATTTATTGCAAACTCTATTTCAAATTCATCATCTTCTCTGTAGTTTCCCACAGCCGAAATAATACAGTCATTAGACTCAACTAATGCTTTAAGTATTTTTTGCCTTAACTTTCTTTTGTCTTCTTCAAAGCTCATATTAAAATGTGTAGTTTACTTTTGGTATTATAAATTTATCCTTTAACCTACTATCTTCTGAAGAAGTGCATATCTTAACTAAATCGTGATTTTCTTGAAACATAGTCAGGTGGTTGTCTTCTTCGTAGTATTTTGCGTAAGCAAATATAGATATACTTTTTGCTTCTTCGACAGAAAAACACTCTTCTAATAATTTCTTAGCTTTCTTTTCTCCAACTCTAGGTATCCCCACTATATTGTCAGTAGAATCCCCCGATAGAGTTTGTTCGTAAAGTTTTTGCCAAGCATCGTATTCGCTTACAAAAGAAACTTCGTTCTTGTTCCAATTATAATGATACCCTTGTATTTGAAGTAGGTCTTTATCTATACTGCAAATGATTGTGGAATCTTCCATTTCAGTTTGGCAAATCCCTAGAGCGTCATCAGCCTCAAGCCCCTCTACATTTTCACAATTCCAAGTATCTATTAAATACTCTTTTATATCGTCTAAATGTTCAGGCATAATCATGTCTTTACGATTGCCCTTGTAAGGTTTTATTGTAGCTAATTCTTTTCTGAAGTTGCCTTTCCCCGTTAGAAACCCTATGTAGCTGTCTGCTTTTGTTACGTAAAACAAATGTTCAAACATAGCATCTATAGTTTCAAAAGCGTTTTCTAAATCATCGCCTTCGTGTTTCCAAGCGGCTCGATAGAGCATAATATCTGCATCTATCAAAGCCGTCTTAACATCCCCTTTACTTAACTGCATTGTCAAACGCTTTTTTAAGTTGTTCGGATTGCTCTTTAGTAATCTCGTAATCGCCCATTTTAGACTTTACTACATCCCCTTTACCTCCTTCGATTGCAACAATCATCGCATCCAACTTTGTAGGTGTTAGTTTT